AGCGTGCCGATCTGCGCGACGAGCGCCGTTGCGATTTGCGCCGCCGTCATGGTCGGCGTCACCACCAACGAAACGAGCTGGCCTGCGATATAGAGCGACAGGACGCCGGTCACCGTCGGCACGCTGGTGAAGTTCAGACTGCCAATCGCGGCAACAGACGCCGCATCGTCGGCAAGAGGCAGATACCAGAGTTCGCCGAACGTGTCCCGCTTACGATAAGCCGCGGACATGAGTGCCAGCATCGATCCTTGGCCACCAACCGATTTAGCGTCGGAGACGCCCTGGCAAATTTGCGGCGTATTGGGCGTGCCGGTCCCGCTCGCGAGGATCTGACCGATGATCAGTGCGCGCTGGGTCTGCTGACCAGTATTCGCATTGCTCGGGTCGATATCCGCGTAGAAGAGCGGAACGCGTAGGTTCTGCGGGATATTCGGGAAAGAGATGTCGCCCATTTAGTTGGCTCCCGTTGCATCGTCTTTGAGGACATCCGTAACAGTCACGGGTGCGCTCTTGCTGGTTGCTATGGCCGGCGCTTCCGACGTCACCACCACAGCGTCGCCGTCGCGGATCCGGCGCACCCAATAAAGGTCGTGATCTCCCACCTGCATGCCATCAGCGGGCACGACCGTGGTCTTCACGCCCTCGACCGGCGCGGCCGACAGGAGCTGCTTCGTGACCGGGTCGCGCAAAAGCAAGCCCGGTGCGGGTTTCACAAACATGGTGTTTCCTTTACTGGGGAAGGTTGATGGTCAGTCCCGGCTCGGTCGTGCCGTTCGGTTCCTTAACCGTTAGGTCAATGCCCTGCAGCGGCACCGCCGGCGGCTGGTAGAAATCGTGCGGTCCCTGCACGAACTCGAGGCCGAGATCGAGAACCATCTGGCCAATGGGGTTCGCGCCCTCACCGGACGGCTGAATCGACGACCGGAACCACGGGTATTGCTGAAGCAGCGACATCAGCGGCGGGTAATTCACGAGCGCAGCCTTGATCTGCTCACGCAACGTCTCGAGCTGCTCTTCCACGATCACCGCTGCCTGATCGTCTGTCCTCGCTGGCGCCTGCGCGCGCGCAGTGATGCGCAAGGTCGTCGTCACCGTGAACGCCGGCGGACCGTGCGGCCCCCAGGACTGGCCATCCTCATCCGGCGTCTGCACGAGCAGCATCGGATAGTTCCCGTCCCAGGTTGCCCACGTGCGAGGCGAATAGACATTCGGTCCCGCGTCCGTCGCATTCAGTGCAAGAAGACCCTGCACGGCCAGCTCGCGCAGATCACGTGACGTCGTCATTGCGCACCCAGATCGAGATATACCCAGTCCAGCCCGTCGAACGCAGCATCCTTGACCACATAGGTTGCGGTCCCCACCTGCACGGTGTCGCTCTGCCGTGGCGTCGATGGCAACTGCGAGACCTGCAGGCCAAGGGTCGCCACGGTGATGTTCGCGTCCGGCGTACCGTTCTCGTCGAACGTGTGGTCGGTGATGAGCGTGAAGATGCCGAGCACCGGCGTGCCGACGCCCGGCTGCAGGAAATACACGAGCGGAACCTGATCGCCGAGCGCGGAGCTGATCGCCGCGTTCAGCGTTCCGTCGAAGTCGATCACGTCAGGATTCCAGGCGACCGCTTTGCAGCATTTCCGGGCGGGTGCAAATGTGCAGCGGGTAGCTATAGCCCTCGACCTTCCACCACGCATTGCGGTCACGGTCCATGATCGGGATCATGTACATCGGCTTGCCCGGTGTATTGACCCATTCGAACGACTCGCCCGGAGCCAGCGCGCGCTTGAACACGCCCGGCGCGCCGACCGGAAAGAACTTGACCTTGTCGTCGGGAATCTTGATCGTGGTGTTGTCGTCCGACCCGCGGTAGTTCATCCAGTAGATACCCGCGAACTTGAACGTATCGAATGCGGCGCCCTGGCTGTCGTCCCGCAGATCTGCAGCGGCCGACCAGTTCAGGAACGTGCGGATCACATCCGGGTGATTCACGAAATCATCGTAGAACTGGTCGCCGCACATCGCATACACCTTCGTGGTCGGCAACCATGCTCCCTGCGCCTTGCGCATCATCGCGCGTCGGATACCGTTGCAAATCGGGCGCAGGCTGTTGGGCGTGCCCGCGGCGAGATCGAAAGGCACCTCAGCCGCCGGCGTGATGCCGAACTCGTCGTAGAAGTTGTAGATCACCGAGCCGTTCGCATCGAGCAGCTGGCCCTGGACAGCGGCAAGCCGGTGGAATTCCCACGTGTACTCGATGTTGCGCAAGATGCCTGTCGGGCCGCTAACCCGACGAGCGAGTTCAGCCTGCAGTTGCATGAGTTCGGATTCCGTACCGAACGCGCGGATATCCTGAATCTCGTTCGCGTAGATCGTGTCGTCGTGCATCAGACGCGGCACCTTGAAGTAACGCGCCGCGCGTTGCTCGGTCGTACGTTGCGTGCCTTCCGCACCGCGCGGTGACGTCGGGATCAGGATCAGCTGACCTTGACGCTGCTCGACCGCGAGCACGGTATTGCGGATCGGCTCATCTTCGAAGATATCGAGATCGCCAAGCCCCACAGGCTGGTACGGATATTTGTCGACCGCAGCGGTGAGCTGGATGGTCGAGAAGGCATCCTGATGGAATACGTCCAAACTGGCCATTATCGGCTCCAGAAATAATAATGGCCGCGAACGCGACCAAGTGACAAGCGACGGAATTGAATGCGTCGGTTTAGCGGGTGATGATCCCGAGTGTGGCGAGTTGGCCCTTGGCGGCGTTCATCTGTGCCGTCGTGATGCCCGTCGGCCAGATGAGCTCGCTACCATTCACTTCGGCATCGCGAACCACCGCAAGCCCGGGCACATCGGCCAGCGTGGCGTCGTATGTGCCGAATCCGATGCCAGCTGCGATCTGCGTGCCGTCGGTCGCCGTGGGATTCAGCGGCACCAGCGACGCGGAGAGCAGCGACACCGTGACATCGAATTCGTCGCCAACGACGAAGTCCGTTGCACCGTCGGCGATCGCGAACTTGATACCGTCGGAAAACGTCTGGCCGACGACGACGTCGCCGATGACATCGCCGGTCGGATCGAACACTCGGAACGTACCGCTGTTCGCCGCAGCCGCCGTACAGCGCACCACGTAGATGCCCGCTTGGGCGTTCGGCAGCACCGGAGTCGTGGCGTCGAGCGTGAAAACGCCATTGCCCGTATTGCCAGCCTTCGCAGCCGCGGCAGCCGTACCGGCCGCCTTCTTCGCAACCACTTCGCCCGGAAGATGTTTCACTGCGCCACTGAACGTCATCGGGTCGCGCGAGCGGTGGCCACGTGCTTCGGACACGAGAAAGCCACCGTCGTGCCGGTTTTCAATGAGAGGGGTCTGAGCCATGATCGAATTCCAGAGTTAGGGAGAGGAATGCGCGGCGATGCTTAGCGACGCCGCTTCGCACCAGCCTTCTGGAACGCAAGGTCCCAACTGGCTGCGATCGACTGCTCGCTGCTCACGCTGCGATCGCTGTCGATGCCGAGGTTCGGGTTCTGACGACGTCCGCGACTGCCTTCCGGCGCCGGCGCGCCATCGAGCACCTCGATCGCCTCGCTGCGCGTCATGGACGTCGTGAATGCCAACTTGCAGGCAAGAACTGGATTGCGGCCTGCGCCCTTGCAGGTGAAGATCGCCGCGCAGCGGGCCCGCTCGCGACGACGTGCGCGAGCAGACGCGCTTTTGCCGCGCATCTCCTCTTCATCGTCGTCATCGTCCTCGGCGCGCTCGTCGTCATCGTCGTCAGCGGCACGCTTGCTCTTCCTGCCTTTGCCACTGTCGTCGTCATCGTCGTTGTCGTCGGACGCGCGCTTGCTGCGTTTGCCCTTGCCGTCGTCGTCATCGTCGTCATCGTCCGGATCACCGCCAGCGGCGCGCTGCCCGCTCTTGCTGTCACCGTTTTCGCGATCCTGCTCCTGATCGTCGTCGGACGCGCTCTTGCCCTTCTTGCCCTTGCCAGCGTCGTCGTCATCGTCCCGACGGTCGTCGGAAGCCCGGGAACCACGGCCGAGATGGGCGAAGCTCAACCCACCTCGTGACATGAGGTTGCGTAACGTATTGCTCATTGGATTTACCCTGATGGTGGGATGAATCAGCCCAGCTCGTCGAGCAGGGAAGCGAAGGCTTCGTCCGGTGCCATGACGGCATCAGCGAAGCCGATTTCGACGCCAGCAGCGCCGAGAAAGGTGCCGGCCTCCGTGTCGCGCACGACAGCCGTCTTGAGATCGCGATTGCGGGCAACGGTCTTGACGAAGATCTCTCCCATCTTGTCGACGTCGGACTGGAAGCGCGAGAGCGCATCTTTCGAGAGAGGATTGAACTCGTTGCCGTCGGCTTTTTTCGCGCCGTAGTGGATGAGCGTGACGTCGATGCCCGCCTTTGACAGCGCCTGCGATATATCAACGTGCATGCAGATCACGCCCACGCTGCCTGTGCCCCCTGTCCGCGGGACGATGATCCTGTCGGCAGCGCTCGCGATCGCGTACGCGGCCGAATAGGCGCTCTCGGTGAGCACGGCCCAGATCGGCTTTCGACCGCGGGCGTCATAGATCGCGTCGACCAGGTCGAAACATCCCGCCACCTCACCACCCGGAGAATCGATATCAAGCATGATCGCGCGCACGTCCGGATCTCCGAGCGCCATGCTCAGCAGCGCACGGA